TCTTGAGAAGATTCCTTACGAGCAAAAGACTGCTTTAAATTCAGTCAATGAAGTCTATAACGGAATTAAGTCTGAGATTGTTAAACAAGCACCAACTTATTCAAAAACAATGAAATCGTATTCTGATGCAACAGATACGATTCGTGAAATTGAAAAGGCTTTGTCTCTTAACAATAAAGCATCAGCAGATACAGCAATGCGTAAGTTGCAGTCTTTGATGCGTAACAATGTTAATACAAACTATGGTCAACGCTTAAATCTTGCTAGAGAACTTGAGCAAGCTGGTGGCAGACAAATGATGCCAGCATTGGCAGGTCAAGCCCTTTCTGAGTGGACACCAAGAGGACTGCAACGAGCAACTTCAATTCCTACTGCGTTTTTAGCGCAAGGTGTTGGTGGTTTACCACTTGCAGGGGCATCATTGGCTACTTCATCTCCTCGATTGATGGGTGAAGCTGCTTATGGTGCAGGTCGTGTCGCTAAAGGTTTGCTTGATGTGCAAAACAGGATGCCAGACATAGACTATCCAACAATGTTTAACTTGTTGTATCAAGCTCAACAACCAACTAAAATTGACCTGCGTGGTCTAGCTATCCCAGACTAAGGACTTATATGCCAAAGACAAAAATTAGTGAATTTAGCACTACCCCTGCTAATAACACAGACATTGACGGAATTAACATTGCAGAGGGCTGTGCGCCATCTGGAATTAACGATGCTATTCGTGAGTTAATGTCTCAGTTAAAGGATTGGCAAGCAGGTTTATCTGGTGACGTTACAGCGATTGCTGCTGGCGGTACTGGTGCTGCTACCTTTGCTGCGGCTGGTCTAACCACTTTGACAGGCTCAGAGACTTTAACTAACAAGACCCTGACAAACCCAACAGTAACTAACTATGTAGAGACTCCGTTCACAGCGAATAGTTCTACAGCTATTACTTTGGCTTTGACCAACGGCACAGTACAAATCATTACCCTGACAGGCAATGCAACTATCACAATGCCAACAGCAACAAGCGGTAAGTCTTTCATCATGTTTTTGAAGCAAGATGCAACAGGCTCACGCACAGTTACTTGGTCAACAGTTAAATGGGCAGGTGGTACTGCACCGACTATTACATCTACTGCAAGCAGACAAGACATATTAAGTTTCTTTGCTGATGGCACAAACTGGTATGGTGTCGTTGTTGCTCAGAACTACACACCATAAGGACTGATAAATGTTTGCAGCATCAAAAACTGATGGGTCTGCTGTAGCACCAGACGCACAATTTAACTACGTCACTATGCTCTTGCATGGTGATGGGACTAATGGCGCACAGAACAATACGTTTGTAGATGGCAGTACAAACAACTTCACCATTACCCGCAACGGTAATACAACCCAAGGTTCTTTCTCACCTTATGGGTCTAATTGGTCTAATTACTTTGATGGTTCAATAAGTAGTGCTTATTTAAGTGTCGCTACCAATGCCGCATTTAATTGTGGAACAGGAAACTTTACTGTTGAAGCATGGGTAAATATTACTGCTTACACAGGGTCATACCCATTGATTATTGGTAATAACAATGGTGGATTTTCTGCTGGTGCTATTGCTTTAACTTCTCAAAATGCTACATCTGGCGGGGCAAGTAAAATTTCTTTTACGGCTTACGACATTAACTCTAGTGGAGTAACTTTAGCAGCAGCTTCAACCAACACAATCGGTGGTTGGACTCATTTTGCTGTGGTCAGGAATGGAACAAGTTTAGTTTTGTATATCAATGGTGCTTCTTCAGCATCAACCACTATTTCTGCGGGTGTATCTCTTGATTTTGGTAAAAATGGTTTATTGATTGGTGGTGGAAATTGGGATACCGCAAATGGTTATTACGCTGGCTACATTAGCAATTTGCGTCTTGTTAAGGGAACGGCAGTTTACACAAGTGCTTTCACACCAAGCACAACACCTTTAACGGCAATATCAGGCACTAGCCTTTTGACTTGCCAAAGCAATCGTTTTATTGATAACTCAAGTAACGCATTTGCTATAACAGCAACTAGCCCTCCAAAAGTTCAACGCTTCAACCCATTTGGTACTTCTACTGCCTACTCCACAACCGTGATTGGTGGGTCAGCTTACTTTGATGGTAGTGGGGATTATTTAACTGGTACTGGCTCATCAAACTTAGCGTTTGGGTCAGGTGATTTCACCATTGAATTGTGGGTTTACTTTAACTCAGTCGCAGCCTCTCCAGCCTATCAATTTATTTATTCTTCAGCAGATAGTTCTGTTTACCTCAATACGCCAGTAATTTATTGGTTTCAATCAAGCAGCTCATTAAGATTTAATAATGGAAGCGATTTAATATCAGCAACAGGTATTCAAGCTAAAACTTGGTATCACGTTGCTGTTTCTCGTTCTGGTACAACTACAAAGATGTTTTTAAATGGTGTTCAAGTTGGTTCTGCAACAGATGCAACTGTTTACATTAACCAACCATCAAGGCCCATGATTGGTGCAAATGGTAATGGAAGTGGAAGTGAGCCTTTTAGTGGATACATTTCTGATGTTCGTTGCGTTAAAGGTACAGCCGTTTATACATCTGCGTTTACGCCTCCAACAGCACCCCTGACAGCAATAACCAATACCCAATTACTTTGCAACATGACCAATGGCGCAATCTTTGACAACGCCATGATGAACGACTTAGAAACTGTGGGTGTTGCACAGATTTCTACAAGCGAAAAGAAGTATGGGACAGGGTCTATTAGTTTTGGTTCTGTTGTTGGAAATGACAATTATCTTTTAGCACCAGCAACACCAAATTTAGAGTTTGGTTCTGGTGACTTTACTATTGAGTTTTGGTGGTATCCGATTTCAACTGCAAGACAGGCTTTGTATCACGGCAGTTTTGGTGTTGATTGGTCAATTGGCATTGATTACAGCTCTGTTTCAACAAACCAAAAAATTGGTATTTGGGCAAGTTCAAATGGAACTTCTTGGAATCTGATAAATGCTGACTCAGGCGGTAATGGCATAGGAACAACCACAATTACACAAAACGCATGGAATCACATTGCTTATGTTCGCAATGGAACAACATGGATGTTATTTGTCAATGGTAATCGTGATTTAAACCTTACATCAATTTCTGGTTCTATTGTTGATAGGTCAACATATAGAAAAGGAATCAATGTTTGGTGGGCGGCTAGTGCATTAAATGAAGGCTCAGGATATATGGATGATTTCCGAATTACCAAAGGCTATGCTCGATACACAGCAAACTTCACACCGCCAACAGCATCATTCTCTGACAAAGGCCCAATCTAAGGAAACATCATGCAAATTGCAATCTTAACTAGCCCAATCACAGTTGGCGACTATCGTGAACTGTTTACAGATACATCATTCAATGGCAATGGCCCAAGTGATGAATTCTTGACTGCTAACAATGCAAAGAAAGTTAACGCTTTCAAAGCACATGACAAGCTGACACAAAAGTTGGTTTCTTGTGACGCATACGATGATGGTGAATTTGTTTCTGTTGTCCAAGTTCAAAGCATGAGTGCTGAAGAAATCCAAGCAGCAAAAGATTCTGCAATGGCACAACTGCGAGCAACTCGCAATGCTTTATTGCTTGCTTGTGATTGGACTCAGATTCCCGATTGCACTATTCCCAAAAAGGTTGAGTGGGCTACATATCGTCAAACCTTGCGTGACTTTCCAGCGACTGTTTCTGATGCCAGAGCCACTATCACTTGGCCTCACAATCCTGATTGGGTTGAAATGCCATGACAGAAGAAGTCACCCACAAACAAATCTACGACAGACTGCTTGCAGTTGAATCTAAGGTAGATGACATAGACAAGAACACAAAGGGTCTTGTAGAGGCTATAAAGGCTCTTGATGGGGCTTTTAAGGTCTTAGGTTGGGTGGCTTCTGCTGCCAAGCCTATTCTATGGGTGGGTGGGTTAATCATGGCTGCTGGTGCTGTCTGGCAGACTTGGATTAAAAAATGAAAGATTGGGCTTTCGCTTTTACGAGCGCAGCCCTTTTCTGCATTACTGTCGTCT